CCAATTGGTCTCTGCTGGTTTATATTGAATAAAATCTGCTTCTTCTAAGTCTAAAATCTCCATACACAACTGAAGTTGGGGCATGTAATGGATTGGTACTTCACCAGGTATAATCTGTCGCATCGGAGGGCATTTAATCTCTACCAATTTCCCCGACTCTGATACACCATCTGGACTCCCACCGAGCCATTTATGGACCGGATGGGGACAAAGACCAAGTTCGTGTACAACCTCCCCGTGCCGCTCTTCATATAAAATACGTGCTTCATCTTCATATTTCTCACCGTGTCGTGTAGCTGCATTACCTGTGAATTTCTCACCGAGACCACACTTCTTCAATAAGAGACCGTCAGGTGTTTCATATTTATTCACACCTATAGCCGTTGCAGCGTCACTCGCTGTAAGCATATTTCCGCGGAGAGCAAGCCATTCCTCGCTTTTCTGAGCGGCAAATTCGATGTCAAGTAGCGCTTTAACATTAGGATGCATCTTACATTAATTAAAGTTGTAGTTTTTAAGTTCTTCTTTCACCTGAAAATACGTTTGTGCTGAATTCTGTTCCGCCTGTTTTTTACTTTTAGCTACACCTCTAGCGCAAAATCCGTCATTGATGTAGATATCAATGTAGAAGAGACCTTCATGGTGTGCAGCTACTCTGTACTCTGGTAGAGGCCAATTTTGAACTTGGCAGTGCCTCATGAGGTGGTCTTTAAAGTTATCATCCACCATGATAGAATTCATATCCACAAATTTGGGATCTTGATAGATTCTAAGAATGAACTCCTTTGCGTGAAGAAGACCCAGGTCCATGTAGATGGCACCGATGAGGGCTTCAAAAACATCTTCCAAAATCTTGGGGTTGTTATTCCAGTTGTTCCTCATCCCCTTTTCGTCCATGATGACGAGAGGGTTTAGACCTAATGCATCTGCAATTTTAGCTAGGGTTTCACCACGTACCAGCTTTGTACGAGCTTTAGTGAGGAACCCCTCTTGACGACTTTCATAACGATCAAACAAAAACTTAGTGATGACAAACCCTAAAACGGAGTCACCAATAAATTCGAGCGTTTCAAACGATTCTGTAAATTGTTCATACTCTTTTAGAGCGGATTTATGCGTAAAAGCTCTTTGGTACAAAGCAAGGTCTTTGATTTTTGTACCAACAAGTGTTTCGGCAGCTTCCTTTGTAAGGAAAGATACCATGTTTTATTATGTTATGTTTTTAGTTTTTAAGCCTTTACAGGTTCCTTCTTGATGTAGTGAGGAGACAGGTACTTTTGCAAGTTAAGGTAAGTAACAATCACGTCAGCTGGGGGAGCAAGAAGGTCCCTGAGCGTATCGTCGAGAATAATCTGACGACCGTTTTCGGGGTGCTTAAGACCTTTCTCGGTGATGTACTTGTTAATGAACTTAGTAACTTCGGAGCGGGAGATGAGGTCTTCTGCGGGAAGCGCGAGAAACGCACGCAACTTAGGTGTGATTTCTTGCTTACGGTTGAAGCCGTTGTTCTCCGCGCGCTTCTTAGCCTTCTCACCATCAGGGTCTTCCTGGGTGTTCTTAACCTTACGCACAAGTTTACTGAGATTCTTGATATCGTTGCGGAGGGCGGCGATTTCGGTTTCAATGGTTTCAAGAGACATTATATCTATCTTACGGACCTAATCTTTAAGTCAAGATAAAAGAGACCAATAAGTACCAGAATACATATGAACATTGACACCGACACTTCAACTGGTGTAAGGTTCTCAATCATAGTGGGTTGTACTGGGCGGTCTATGAATCTAAATGGCTGTCGCGAACCATCGTCAGGGCATCCACCAAAACAACAGTCTTTGGGACAGTGTTTGACATTGGCACCCTGACGGGAACCACAGAACTGGTTGGTCTCACCTTTGTATGCATAACATCTACATTCGTCGATGACTCGGCAGACCATATTAATATATCACGATATATTAATGGATGACCAACTTTATTCGAAATCTACCATTGATAAATTCCTAAATGAAAATTTACTTTTCAAAGATGCTAAATTGAAAAAGTATTATGACAGGAATTTACAGAGGGACCTCGGTAAATTCAGGAGTCGAGTTCACAGTACCTATCGTACTAAAGATTTTGAGAAAATGGTGTATATTCTCATAACAGATTCACTCAGAGATATCATCATAGAGACTATCGGTGAAATATCAGAGTATATGAAGAATATGGGTGATATCATCGTGAGTGGTGGAGAAGCTTTCAATTTATATGTGGATTTCAATGATAGAATAATCACCCCTGATATAGATGCAAAGTTTGTTCCTAGGATGCCTGTGAATCCACAATACTTTGGAAAACTCCAAGCAACCAAATTGTTACTATGGAACAAATTGGGTGAAATATCTAAACGCCTGAATACCCGAGTAAAGAAACGAATCGTGAGCATGAAAAAGAAGCACCCCAAACTGTTTAAATTTTTGGGTGTCAGTTTCAAACCTTCTGGGTCAGCTGTATCTCGCCGGTACACTCTTATCAAAAAGAAAAAGAGTAAGTTGGGAAACCAACCCACTAAAGGGGATGTCTTCATCGATGTAGAATTGTTTGCACTTGATACAAATTTACGTTTCTTTTCCCCCAAAACTGGACAAATTGAGGATGTCACACTTGGGGGTCTACTTGATATTCCATTTATGCGACCCAAAGAATTTGGATATGAGGTTGTTTTGTCTAGACGTAAAGGTATAACCTATAGAAACCTCGACACTGGTAAATTGGTGACAAACAACAAGGTTTATGTAGCCAGTAAAGAGTTTCTAATCGAGGATATATATCTGATGAGTAAACTCAATCTTCGTCCAGATAAGAAACAACGAGACCGACTTCGCCTCGTAAAACTCGGGCAGTTGTTTGATAAGAAAGTCGGGAATTCAGATTCTATCGAAGAAGTTTTCAAGCGTGTAAAGTCTAAGCTTGTCCGGAAAGTCCCAGCCACCAAGAAGGATGGACGCGTTTCAATGAACCAAGCAAAACGCGTAGACCCCTATAAATACAAAAACTTTACAACCAAACCATCAGAAGACAAACTGTCTAAACAACTCGTTCACGGGTTAAAACCAGTCGTAGGAAACGCTAAAGTCAATGGATACACAAACTCATCAGGTAATAAACAGTTCAACTTGAAAACCATGAAATGGAAGACTGTGACCAATAATTCTTACGTAAAGAACGAGTATAAACTCAGGGCGACCAACGCGAAGAATTTACCAAAGAATTTCAACGTACCAAACACTTTATATGGTTATAAACCCAGGAGAAATACGTGGGTACCAAAAGATGTTCTAAATGGGTCAGCCGCTATACCATTTGTTGGTTTAAAGAAATGAAACCTAATATAGACATAAATGATCTACAACGCTCCCACCAAAGGTGAAGATGGCCTCTATTTCGTAAAGGCTCTCAACGATGAAAAGCGTAAGTGTTTTGTTCAACTCAACAAGGTCAAGGTTACTGACGTCTCAGGCGAGATCGTGATTGATATCGTATCAGAGGCGAACACCAAGAAGGTTGAGGGTGTTGATGCTCAGAACCTCGCGGCGGCCCTCGAGAATTCTGAGACCTGGTTTGGTAAGAAGCTTACTGAAGGTGTCGTCAAGGGTGCCTACACTTCCAACCTTGGTGGTGGTATGATGACATGCGACCGTCTCGATGTCACCAAGGTATACACTGCGCAGCAGGAGCTCATCGACTTTGAGACCCTTCAGCCAGGGAAGAACTGCAATGTCATTCTCGAATTTGCCGGACTTTGGTTCGCCAAGAAGGCATTTGGTCCAACCTGGAATGTTGTCCAGGTCAAGGTTCATCCAGATCCTATCCTAGATGTATACCCAGACCAGTATGCATTTGTCGACGAGGATGAAGAATAAAAAAATTTGTTAACAGTATATAAAAGATGTCGATGTTTACCAAGGGCCGTAAGCAAAATATTGTTATGCTCCTCGCCGTAGCTACTCTCATTTTTCTTCTATTCAAAATGAACTCCACCAAGTCAGGTTATGCCATCACTGAGCGTCAATATTCGGCGTTCGGTGCGGCCCCAGCTGCCGGACCTCCCGCTGCCCCCGCCGCC